TATCCGACTCCAACACTACGAACTGGTTGTTGGAATATGCACCGGATGTGTACCTGTACGGCGCACTGACACACTCAGCACCATTCCTGCAAGAAGATGCACGTTTGGCTGTCTGGGCGCAGATGTACGCCGCCTCGGTACAGAACTTGAATAATCAGTCAGAGCGCGTGAAGAACTCTGGCACTGGTATTAGACTCAACATACGAGGACTTGGATAATGTCATTCTCAAACTATTTGGAAACAGAGATTCTTGATCATGTTTTCGGCGGAGCGGCTTACACTGCACCCGGCACACTGTACTTGGCACTTCACACTGCTAACCCAGATGAAGACGGATCAGGCACTGAGGTATCGACTTCTGGCACAGCATACGCCCGTGCGACAGTAGCGTTCACCACTTCAGGCAACACAACGTCAAACACTGCGGCTGTTGAATACTCAACTGCGACTGCGGACTTTGGCACTGTGACTCACGTTGCTGTGTGGGACGCTTCAACATCAGGGAACATGCTTGCATACGCGGCACTGACTAGCTCAAAGACAATTGAGACTGGTGATGTATTCCGCGTTCCTGCGGGCGATCTCGACATCACTCTGGACTAATAGATGGCATATGTAGACAGCAGTAGTTACAGCTACGGGACGAGCTCTTTCGGCTCTGCCGGGTTTGGCTCTGCTGTCCTGCCGACAGAGGCTACGTCATCGTCCTCCGCATCGGCATCATGCATTCGCATTGTCTCGAGCGGATCGCTTGTATCGTCCAATGCAACTGTCGCATCAATTGGCGGGTTTACTGCTAACGCAGATGCCACGGTAAGTGCATCGTCAACGTCCTCTTGCGGTGCAACCCGTGTCAGGGAAGGTGACGCTAATCCATCGGCAACTGCTACTGGGTCAGCGTCATCGACAGCGACATTTATTGCAAGCGGCCTATCAAGCGTTACAGCGTCCACTGCATCAGTCGCAGAGCAGTTTGTACTCAAGGAGTCAGACAAGTTCTCATACGGCACTGGCGCGTATGGCTACAACGTATTCGACAACGCTGATCTACAGACCATTGTCTCAGCTACTGCTGTAAGCTCCACAGCGTCCGGTGAGCGGGTGCAGAGTGGTTCGGCTACGGTAACAGCATCTGCAAGCACAACGTCCGACTCAACCCGCGTGAGAGAGTCTGATGGACAGGCTAATGCAGTGTGTAGTACGACAGGTCGTGGCGTGTTCATCACAAATGGCTCTGGATCGCTCAGCGCGTCAGCGACTACTACAGCCGCATGCATCAGAAAACGGAATGCCACAGCAATTAAATCGGTTACATCAGGCTTTGCCGCTATCGGGCGGGAGAAATGGGAGCCTATTAGCGCAGGGGCGCAGTCTTGGAGTACAATACCTGAGACATCAATTACTTGGTCAGATATTGCCGCATAGAGGAGTAACTCATGGCTGATACAACCACAACCCATTATTCGCTGACTAAACCAGAGGTTGGAGCCAGTGAGGATTCATGGGGTACGAAATTAAATACGAATCTGGATACACTGGACTCGACTATCAAGTCTGTTTCAGACGTTGCGGGAATTACAGCGAATACAGCGGAAGCTAGTATTGATGCGTCTGCTGACTACATCAATGTTTACGACACATCAGCCGGTGCTGTTCGCAAAGCATTGATTTCAAATGTCGTCCCTGCTTCTTTTGCATCTGGCACATTGATGTTATTTCAACAGACAGCGGCTCCAACAGGTTGGACAAAACAAACCACGCATAACGATAAGGCGTTGCGTGTAGTTTCTGGCACAGCAAGCTCCGGTGGTACAACTGCGTTTAGTACAGCGATGAGTACGCCATCAGTCAGTGGTTCAATTTCTGGTTCTCCAGATGTATCTGGTCTTTCTGTCTCGATGTCTGGAAATATTTCCAGTACGACACTTTCAATAAATCAGATACCAAGTCACTCGCATAGCATTTCTGTCTATCAAAACACTAATGAGCAGGGCATCATTAGAGCGCGTAGACTAAGTAATGACGGGGAAAACGGATACGTTGGGCCATTGAATACAAACAGCGCAGGAGGTGGCGGATCGCACAATCACGGCCACAACTTGTCTGGAAGTTTAGGCGGCTCTGCCAACTCTGGTAACTTAGCGATTAGTTCAGCGACAGCGGCAATCAATGTCCAATATGTTGATTTAATTATCGCATCAAAAGATTAAATTCCATTATTTGAGGGGTGAGAATGGAATTGAAGGTAAAGGATAACTGTCCTCTTAATGGGTTTGAGCCTTGCAAGCAACTTGATTGCGCTTGGTTTGTACAAATGCGCGGCACAGACCCAAACTCAGGAAAAGAAGTTGATGAGTACGCATGTGGAGTCGCATGGCTCCCAATGCTTCTTGTCGAAAATGCGACACAAGGCAGGCAGACAGGGGCCGCTGTTGAATCATTTAGAAACGAAATGGTCAAGGCAAATAACGCATCCCAAGACCTGTTGAGGGTCGCGGCTGAAATAAATACTGGCGCGAAGCTAATCGATATAAAGGATGCCAAATGAGTGATTTTATAGGCATTTATGATGGACTGGCGGCCGATGATTATTGTAAAAAAATGATCGAGATGCACGATAGGCTATCTAGTGAAGGTTCTGCATGGCATGGGGCTGAATCAAACGGAAGGCAAGCAAGAAAAGATTTTTCTTGGTTTTTTCATACAGAAGAGGCGGCCAAATTGGCAACGCTTGATGTAGAAACAAACAAAGTTCTTGATTCAGCACTATCTTTATACTCAGAAGAATATCCATCTTTTGCGATGCAAAATTGCCATAGTTTTGCTATTAAAGTTCAAAGAACTCCGCCAAAAGGCGGTTTTCACGTTTGGCATTGCGAACACTCAGCTAGCAATGATTCATCACTTAGAAACCTTGTTTGGATGATTTATCTAAATGACGTTCCAGATGGGGAGGGTACAAGTGAGTTTTTGGAGTTTGGAGTAAAACTTCAACCAAAGCGTGGGACCGTGGTTTTATTTCCTGCGTCTTGGACTCATACACATCGAGGAAACCCTGTGTATACATGCGACAAATATATTGCAACGGGGTGGTATTATTTATCGCCATGAGGATGAGAAGGCGAGCCATTCACAAGTAATAGGCGCGTTTTTCGACAGAGTTTTGATAGTCAAAAATATGTTTCCGAAAAATGTCATCAATGAAACTGAGAAGTTTTTTGATGATTACAGTGAGTCACTCGCCTACATACATGACAACAGTAGCGGCAAAAAAGTTTTTGATAAAGGAACTGGGGTATTCCAGACAGAATGCGCTGAAAAAAAACTTGAGTATGACGAGATAATAAAATTTAGCTCCCATGTTCCTATGTTGCCCAACTTTGAAGCAAAAATTTCCACAAAAAGACATAGGATTGAAGTTGGCGGGTGCATGGATATACATGATGACGATCCGCATGGCTTGGCCATTACAACGTATTTAAGTGACTGCGAAGGCGGGGAGCTTGCTGTAAGAAACCCTGACGACAATAACGAGTATGTATTGATTAAGCCAGAGACTGGGGTAAGCGTCATTTTGAAGGGTGGCACAATGCACGAGGTTCTTGAGGTTAAATCTGGCACGAGGATTTCACTTCAGACGTTCATTGACTTTTTTCCAAGTGAATGAACTCAGTGTACAATAACAATGAGTGTACGTTGGCGGACTAATACGCCATACCTTATTATGGAGATTTATTATGACTGCTTGGGTAATCATCAATAATGGCAACGGCAAAATTTCTGTCGGCAAAGATGGCGTTTTTTATGACGTTGACTCAACTGGACTGGAAATAACAATCCACGCAGTCCAATGGGATGGGTCAATTGGAGAGATTGAGAAAAAAGACGCTGAAACAGATGAAATAACTCAAAACATAGACATCTCTGACATGACTCAATTCCAGTTTGCTATTGACGCTTGGCAATCTGCATACGATGCGGAACAGGCGGCTATTGCTCTTTCTGAAGCTAAAGCAGATGCTTACCAGTCTGCATACGATCAAGCTATCGCTAATGGTGATTCAGAAGAAGAAGCGGTAGCGGCAGGCCAAGCGGCATCAAATGCGGTAACATCAGCGTAGTCAAAACATTTTTGGAGTGCTGTCATGTCACTGATCCCACTTAAATTACCGCCCGGCATTTATCGAGTCGGAACTGATTTCGAGGGATCAAACCGTTGGCGCGATGCAAACCTGATCCGGTGGCATCAAGGATCAATGCGCCCTGTTGGCGGGTGGCGTGAGAAGGCGGATGCGTCATCTCTGATCACGGCGGCTCCACGGGCGATGCATGTTTGGGTTGATAACTCTCAGGGTGCAAAGACCGCACTAGGCACAGCCAATGAACTTGTGTACGTCAGCGCATCAGGCACTGCAACAGATATCACCCCAGTAGGATTTACCACAGGCGATGAGGACGCGGCCATCAACTATGCGTTCGGTGGCGGTTTCTTTGGCACTGGTCTTTTCGGTGTACGCAGAGAAGGGTCATCGCAGTTTCAAGAGGCTACAACGTGGTCACTGGACAACTGGGGCGAATACCTTGTTGGGTGCGCCACTTCCGATGGGAAGTTGTACGAGTGGCAAGGCAATCCTGCTAGTCCTGCGGCACAGATCAGCAATGCACCAACAGGCTGTAAGGGTCTGGTGGTCACAGAGGAGCGGTTCATCTTTGCGCTTCAGGCAGGTGGCAATCCTCGGAAGATCGCTTGGTGTGATCGTGAGGACAACACACTGTGGACTCCTGCGGCTACGAACGAGGCGGGTGATATCGAACTGCAAACTCATGGCGAGATCATGTGTGCGGCTCGGATGCGTGGCAGAACTATCGTTGTGACGAACGTGGACGCTCATATAGCGACTTACCAAGGCCCGCCATACGTCTATGGCTTTGAGCGCGTTGGTACGGCTTGTGGGGCAATCTCGCGCAAGTCACTGGTTGCTATTGATCAGGGCGCATTCTGGATGGGCCGAGAATCGTTCTACATGTTCGACGGTTCGGTTGCTACGCAGATGCCATGCGAGGTTCAGGATTATGTGTTTGAGAACATGAACTCAAACCAAGGCTCAAAGTGCTACGCAGTCCATAACAGCGAGTACGGTGAGATCTGGTGGTTCTACCCATCACAAGGATCGACTGAGTGCGACAGCTACGTTGCTTTTGACTACCTCGAAAAGCACTGGGAGATCGGCAATATTGATCGCACAGCGGGTGCTGATCAGGGCGTGTTTGCAGAGCCACAGTGGGTCGATGCGACTGGCGTGATTTATGAGCATGAGATTCATGGAATTGGTCATGGATCGTACACGCCATATGCTGAGTCAGGCCCAATCAGTCTTGGTAATGGCGACACGGTCATGAAGGTCAACCAACTGATCCCTGATGAAGAGACTCAGGGTGAGGTCAACGTGTCATTTAAGACTCGGTTCTATCCAAACGACACGGAGCGCACATACGGCCCGTACTCAACAGGTAACCCGACATCACTGCGGTTCACTGGCAGACAGGTACGGATACGAGTCGAGGCCACAGGCAATCAAGACTTCCGAGTTGGCACAATGCGTATCGACGCACAGCCGGGTGGTAAGAGGTGAGTTCGCTTATACCGCCTCCTCCCCATGGCAACCTCTGGTCTGACTGGGCAGAGCGTTTAAACAGTTACCTAGTCAGGACAAAAGACCGACTGCGTCAGCTAACCACTGGCGAGTCAGCGTCTGATGACGGCATCCTGATGTGGGATCGTTCGGGCGAGTACCCAGTCGTATCAAAGAATGGCGAGTGGCGACAGATTGTTTTAGCAGACGGCAATGGGTTCTTGTACAACAATTCAAGTATTACGGCGACTGCAAATAATACCCCAGAAGCTATTGACTTCACTATAGGGACGGGTAGCGGCCTAACTATAGGCGCATCGCCAAATGAATCTCGGATATATTTTGATGAGGGCGGCACATACTTATTGACGTTTACTGCTGAGGTTTTTTCGACAAACTCATCAGCCCAAACATTTTACTTCTGGCCAAGAATCAATGGATCAGATGTCGCGCTTGGAGCCACAAGGGCTGTCATAGCGGCGAATGGCCAATCTCAGCCGATTACTAAGGGGGCTGTGTTTGACGTGGATAGTGGGGACTACCTTGAAGCAATGTGGGCTATATCTGATTACACAAAGGGTTCTCTAAAAGCATATGCGGCCACAGCGTTTGCGCCAAGCAACCCATCAGTTACCTTGTCAGTTGTGAGGATTTCTGGATGAGCGCAGTAGCTGATTACCCTCCAGTCGTACAAGAACTTGCACGATGCAAGGAATGGATCGAGGGTGCGCTACAGTACAGTGGCGGCACTCATACGTTTGAGGATGTGTTTCACGGCGTGTTGGAGGGTAGATTCCAACTGTGGCCTAACGATGAAGCGTGTGCAGTCACAGAGATTGTGGTGTATCCTAGACGTAAAGTTTTACATGTATTCCTAGCGGGCGGAAACATGGACAAGATTGTTGACATGCAAAAGTCAGCGGAAGAGTGGGGCAAGGCCCAAGGCTGTACCGCAATGACTATTGCAGGACGGAAAGGTTGGTCACGAGTGTTGGCCGATCACGGTTACAGAGAACAATTTGTGACTCTCGCAAAGGAGCTAACATGAGCGGCGGAAAAGGCGGAAGCACCAAATCTGCACAAGAAATTCCTGATTGGATGAAAGAACCTGCGGTACGCAACATTGCGCGAGCAGAGCAAGCACAGCAAATCGGGTATCAACCATACTATGGTCTAGACGTAGCGGCACTGAATCCTACTCAGATGGTGGCAGGTCAGGCGAATATCGATGCGGCACGAGCGTTTGGCATGGCCCCACAAGGCCTCACGGCATACCAAGGCATGGCTCAACCAGAAACGGTTGGCGGTGTACGCGGTTATTCATCAGCACCAATGTACGAGCAAGCAGTAGCGGCAGGCGGCATGGCTGATCCAACGCAACAACAGATTTACAACACGTTGTTCGGTACTGATAAAGGATACTCGTAATGGCAGGTGCGGCTTCAGGCGGTATGACCGCTAACCCAATGCAACAAGCGTCACTGGCGCAACAAGGGGCATTGGCAGGAACGGTAGGTGCAGGCACTACGAACATCGGAACCATCGCAGGATCTGATATCGGCCAGTACCAGAACCCATACACTCAGCAGGTCATCGATGCGACTCAGGCAGATATTCTGCGTGGCGCACAACAGGGCATCAATGCTCTCGACTATCAAGCAGGCCGAGCGGGCGCTTTTGGCGGATCACGCCATGGTGTTGCACTCGGTGAGTTAGGTACTGGGGTTGCACAGCAGTTAGCACAGACCTCCGCAGGATTGCGTCAGGCAGGCTTCCAACAGGCGCAAGGTATGGCCCAGTCAGACATTCAGAATCGTCTGGCGCAGGCTAACCTTGGCTTAAATGCATCACAGCAACTGGCAGGTCTCGGTCAGCAGTCATTTGGCTATGGCACAGCTATCCAACAGCAGTTAGCGGCTCAGGGCGCTCAACAGCAGGCGATGGAGCAGGCGTTGATTGATGCGGCTAAGGCTCAGTACGCAGGCTACACGGCGGCTCCGGCGGCAGGTCTTGGTTATGTCACTCAGGCGTTGGGTGCTACGGCAACACCAACCACTACGACTTCAACCAAGCAACCGGGACTGTTTGACTACCTCACACTGGCGGCAACAGCGGCAAGCGGCAAGTAATGGCTAGCATCCTTGAAGCACTGGAGATGGCGCAACAGCGCAACCTAAATCGCGATGTGATGAACATAGAGCGTCAACAGCGTCAAACGCCTGTACTACCAATCATACCGACTGGAGATATCAAGCCGATTCAATTGAATGTAAATCAAAATTTAAATGATGGAGGCCCTATCTCACAAGCACCCACTGAAGACCCTGCTGTTGCTTATGCTCGCGCTGTTGCGATGAACAAGGCAGGGATCGTGAATGCGCCAGTTATTGGTATTCCATTGGGGTTGATGAATAATTTGGCAATTCGTTCTTATGAAAAAGAAAACCCTGAAAAGGCATTAGATGACCCTGCAAGATTCGCTAAGCCATTTTCTCTGTTCTCTCAGGTGATGGATGGCCTTTTCGGTAGAACTCCCGGAATAGACAATATTGGTGCATTTCCCGCGACAAGAAATTTCAACTTGGGTGGCGGTAATGATCCAAACTCTGACATTAGCGGAAGTATTGATTCAACAGACCAAAGCCCAAGCGTAGGTATTGGTGAAGACGATGCGACAGCGGTGGCTTAAATGAATATCTTAGAATTTTTAAGTAGCATGAAAGCAGGCTTGGGCGAGACCATGAAGCCTGTCACTGACTCGATGGACAGTGTGCGCGGACAGATGGCCGACATGGTTGGCGATGATCGAGAGCAGTTCAGCAAAAGAATGCAAGGTTTAGCAAGTGCATCAGCGGCAATGTCGCCAAGGATGCCTGCACCCCCATCGGGAGCCATGCGTCCGCCACAGACTAATAGCTCGCCCGCTTCTGTGATGGGCGCGGCTCCCAACCCTTATGCGCCAGTTAACTACGGTACAATGCAGTACGGGCAACAAGGCGGAATCGGCGCAGAGCCGACAATTGAACAGATTTTGAAGGCTCTACAGAGTCGCGGATTATAAGGGGTCTATCGTGGCTGTATTAGGTGATCGTGGGACTGGCGTATTAGACATGTTGATTGAGGGATTTAGGCGCTCTGGCGCTGATATGCCACAGCCAAACATGTCACCAGTAGGTAGAACGCCACTACAGCAAGTCCTGAATCGTCCAGAGGTTGCTATCAGTGCAAGCGGCAATCAAATGGTCACCACAATGCCAGACATGACAATGGCGCAGGCATCACCTCGTCCAATGCTGTCAGATGTGACCAGAGGCCGTATCCTTGATTCAAATGATCCTATGCGCCCCGTGCCACAGCCGATGCCAATACAGCAGGTTGTACAGCGTGAGCAGGCTCGCATGGGCGCTCCTGCGGCCCCACAGCAGTCCGCTGACCCTATGGGTATGGGTAAGCTAGCGTCAGACGCTGACAGACTGGTCAAAGCAGGTGCGGCAGAGTCAACAGACCCTTCAATACGTCAGCGTATTCAGGACGTATTTGGTGGCCGTGAGAACATGCTCCGGTTGGCAATGGCATTCAACACCATGCGCCTAGAGCCAGACGCACAGCTAACAGCGGCACTAAGTAAGCAGTTGGAAAACGTAGGTGTCAGTGGTCGCGCACAACAGATAGCTCAAGCGCTGAGGGCCAAGGGAACTCCTGCGGCATTATCAGCGGCTGACTACATTGAGCGCACAGGCGACTACAAAGGCGGATACAAAATGTTCCGCGAGTCAGGCAAAGTCAGACAAGTATCCGGCGCTGAACTGAATACGCAGTCAGGAACAACTGCCTACGATGAAACAAAAATGTACAACCAAAACACGGTTACTGGTCAGTTAACCGCAGTAGGAAGCGGTGGAATTAATATTGAACTGCCTTCAGAGGGTGCTGATAAGAAATTGTTTGAACAAGTAGGCAAAGGCTCTGGCGATCTGGTCATTGAGCAAGCAAAGCAGTTGCCAGATCTACAGAACCAAGTAGCAAACTTGCAAATACTTGATCAACTTAGTGAGGCGATGGCGCAAGGCACTACTGGCATCCCTGATTTCTTGAAAGGATCAGTGCCAGAGGGTATGAATAGCTCGATTGACGCATATCGAGCAATCGTATTCACAGTTGCTCAGGGACTTCGTCAGGCAGGCACAGGCCCTATGACAGACAGGGATTTCGATATCTTGGTGTCACGCGCAGGCTCTATCTCGGCAGACGTAAATGCCCGCAGGATTGCACAGGCCGCACTACGCAGAGCGACTAATAACGCATTGCGTAGAGCGCGTATCGCTGACAACTTCAGGCTCAACCCTACAGAAGAGGGCCAACAGAAATATCGTGTTGAAATTGAAACTCTTAACCAAGAGTTAGAAAAAGGAATTTTGACCCCGAATGAGCGCACACTACTAAGTCAGATGGGGCCACAAGGCCAACAGCCAGTGTACGACACAAGCAATATGAATCAGGCGACAGCAACATATTTCAATAGCCTGAGCGCACCTGCACAGGCATATTTCATGAGCCAAAGCCCTGCAAAACAGCAAGAGTTGGTGAATTCTGGCGCTACTCGATAAGGAGCCACAATGGAAAAGAATGGAAATCCTTGGGCCGATTTTGACGCGCAACAGCAGGACAACCCTTGGGCCGATTTTGACGCACAGAGGTCTGAATTAGACAAAGAGCGGAAGGCAATCGATGAACGCGGGATAATGGCCGATATTGGCGCTTGGATGACTGGCGCTGATCGTGAGCCAAACATTCCTGTGCTTGGCTTTGACGATACTCCGCTCGATATCAGCGCAGGCGCTAAGGCAACCCTAGCGGCCTTGATTAACGCCACACCTCGCGATGACCGTTTAAAAGCAGGAATCGCAAAGATAATTCCTGACGCTCAGTTCGACGAGGATAAGTTCGGAAACCTTGTTGTGATTGCGCCATCTAAACGAGATGAACAAGGCAAGGCCTTGACATGGCAACGCTTTTATCCAAACCCTAAAGGGTTGGATCTACCAACAACCATGCAAATTGCAGGTGCGGCATCATTGGCAAAGCCTGCACAGTTATTAGCTCGTGCGTTGGGGCTACCAACAACAGGCTATCTTGGGGCCGGAACAGTAGGTGGCATTGAGGGGACAGGATACGAGCTAGGGACAGCTAGTTTAACTGGCACTCCATTTGAGCCTCTCGCCGTCCCTGCGGGCGTAGTCGGCGGCATGGCAGGAAAGGGTGTTATCGATCTCAGTAGTGCGCTAGGCCGCAGTATTTTGTCTAAATATCGCGCCATGACAAACCCCTCAGACCCAATTGAACAGCTATCAGCGAACGCACAGGAAGCGGTACGTCAGGCTGTTAGGGAGTCTGGAGGGAATGTAGACGATATTCCGCCAGAAACCATGAATCAAATCGTTCAGGATGTTTTACGAGGGATTCAAGCAGGTGAATCAGTGGCCGCACGTCAGGCTCAAGGATTGCCTACGCCAATACCGCTAACTCAAGGTGAAGTAACAGGTTCACCCGCTCGCACTTTGATTGAAGGCGAGATCGAAAAAGGCGTATACGGCCAAACTGCTCAAAATATTATCCAAGGCACTCGCGCTCAACAACGCGAAGCGATTCAGCAGAACGTGCCACAAATCCAAGAGCAGGTAGCAGGTGGACAACCAGTAGTAGCTCGTGGTGAAGGCGGCGCAGGCGCTCAGGCGGCTTTAGCGGCAACCAGAGAAGCTGAAGAGCAAGCTATCTCAGAAGCATACAAGGGCGCTCGCGCACAGCAGGCATTTGTACCGCCAGAGGAAGGCGCTGTATCTGCTGAAACAATTGCCGGAACTTGGAGGCAGGGGTTTAGTGATGTTACTGCGCCAAAGACTGCATCATTGCTTGGTGATGTTGAGCAGAAACTCGCAGAAGGTGCTTCTGTGCGTGACTTGTTCGATTTACGCCAACAACTTACAAATCTGTCAAAAGAACTAGGCACTGAAGGCAGTGCGGCAGGCCAAGCGAAAGCTCTTCTCGATGCAGAACTTGAGCGCATGGCAAACAATAGCTTGCTATATGGCTCTACACAGTCTGTACAGGCATGGTTGCAGGCGATTGGATTGCGCAGGGAATTCGCTAAGAGGTGGGAATCAACAGGTATCTTGAAGTTACTCACAGAGCGTGAGATGCGTGATGGACAGATGGTTCTCAAAGTGTCGCCAGAAGAGGCGGCAAACGCGATCCTTGGAAAGAGTCAATTATTTGGGTCAAAGACCAATTTTGCTCGTGATCTAACAACACTGAGAAATCAGCTAGGCCCAGATTCGGCAGAGTGGAGCGGAATCCGCCAAGAATTTACAATGAAGTTGTTTGATCAGTTATTCAAAAGTGGCGGGATTGACCGCACAACAGGCGTGTCGTTTAGAAAGGCTTGGAATGAGCTTAGTAAAAACAAAACCCTCGTCAACACAATGTTGACAGCAGAAGAGCGGAACACGATCAGTTCGTTTGCCAATACTGTGGCCCTAATTGACGGCGCGACTAAAAACTTCTCAAACAGCGGCGCGGCTGTAGCGGCGAAACTAGATAACCTGTTGCCTAAATTGGCTATAATGGCAGGAGGTAATAACTTAGTACGCATGGTTATAGCGCATCCTCTGATAGCATCATTTAAGAATGCATACGGTACGGCGCAAGCGTTGAGCAGAGATATTTTCTCGCCAGTTACTCGACTGGGTGAAACTCAAGCGGCAGGCGTTGGCGCTCTGGCTACAGAGCCACAGGATTATGTGAGACTGCGTAATTTAGCAACTGGAGCTAATCAATGATCGAACAAGAAATGCTAGAGCAAATCGTTGAAGACGTTGAGGACGTAGTCGAAGACATGGAGCCTGAGAACGATAACGGTCTCAAGCCTATGACTGACGACGATATCCAGAATATTGCCAGTGACGCTGTTACAGACGCTATCGACTTTATTGAGTCAGAGATCGCAGAAGACCGTATCAAGGCGCAACGCTATTTCGATGGCGAGGTGGACATCGGTGAAGAGGAAGGACGTAGCTCCATTGTATCCACAAAGGTGCGTGATACGATCCGAAACATCAAGCCAAGCCTCATGCGTGTGTTCCTGTCTAACCAGAACTTTGTCCAGTTTGTCCCCCGTGGCCCACAGGAAGTACAGCAGGCTGAAACAGCCACTCGTTATGTACACTCTGAGTTCACAGAGAAGAACGGCTACCGCGTAATCTCAGACGCATTCCACGATGCACTGCTGAAGAAAGCAGGTGTTGTGAAGGTCTACTGGGACGAGTACACAGAATCAGAAACCTACTCGCTGACCAACCTCTCAGAGGCTGAGATGATGGTTGTCGTCAATGATCCAGACGTAGAGGTCATGGAGCAGGGCATGGAAATGTCGATCTCTATGGACGAGTTCGGCGCAGAGGTTCAGACACCTGTTTACTCACTGCGTGTGGCGCACTACAAGAAAGGCGGCAAGCTCGCAGTAGAGTCAGTCCCTCCAGAAGAGTTTTTCGTATCACGCTCGGCACGTTCAATCGATGACGCATACTGCGTAGGTCACCGCACAGAAATGCGCGTGTCAGACCTCGTGGCTATGGGTTACGACTTTGAGGTAGTGTCCAAGCTGTCAGGCATCACAGACTACGACTCAATGGCTGAGGCGGAAGACTTTGAGCGCCGTGGTTACGATCAGGTGAAAGAAGAGGACATCCTCGATCCATCGATGAAGCAAATCTCGGTCACCGAGGTTTACATGAAGATCGATGTGGACGGCACTGGTATCGCACAGTTACACCGCATCCTGATGGGTGGCGGCGACTACCAGTTGTTGGACGTTACCCCTGTGAATGAAATCCCATTCGCTATCTTTGAGGTAGACCCAGAGCCACACGCATTCTTTGGCCGCTCAGTTGCCGATCTGATCATTGAAGATCAGGACGCATCGACAGCTATCCTGCGCGGTGTACTCGACAATATCGCAATGACCAATAACCCACGGACAATGATGGTTGAGGGGCAGGTCAACATTGATGACCTCCTGAACAACGAAATCGGTGGCGTGGTACGGGTCAAGCAGGCAGGCGCTATCCAAGAGCTTGCAGTGCCATTTGTGGCCGGACAGACGCTTGGTGCGCTCCAGTATTACGATTCAATCGTTGAGCAGAAGACAGGCGTTTCTCGTGCGTCTATGGGCCTTGATCCAGATGCCCTACAGAACGCTACAGCGACAGCGGCAAAACTGACCGTCAGCGCGGCGGCAGGCCAGATTGAAGTGATCGCCCGTAACTTGGCTGAGGGCGGCATGACACGCCTGTTCCGTCTTATGCTCAAGGCACTGGTAGAAAACAGCCCAGAGGACGCGATGATGCGTGTGGCGGGTGATCAGTTTGCCCCAATCGATCCACGCTCATGGAACACAGACATGGGCATGTCGGTCAACGTAGGTTTGGGTACAGGCAAGGATGACGAGCGCATTCAGGTACTCATGCAGACCTTGCAGACTCAGATGCAAATCTGGCAGACGTATGGCCCTACAAACGGCCTCGTTGGAATGACCAACATTCGTAACACACTGGCAGATATCCTTGGCATGGGCGGTGTACGCAACGCTGACCGCTACTATCAGCCAATGGATCAGCAGAAAGAGATGATGCTCGTCCAACAGGCTCAGATGATGGCACAGCAGAAGCAAGACCCGAACCAGATGCTCGCAATGGCGCAGGTTCAGGCGGAGCAGATCAGGGCGCAGTCTAAGATGCAGTCTGACCAATTGAAGGCACAGCTAGACGCACAGAAGGCTTTGGCGGCTGATGACCGTGAGCGTGACAAGATGGATCAGGAATTACTGATCAAGGCGGCTGAGGTAATCGGCAAGTACGGCACAGCGGTAGACGTGGAGCGTATTAAGGCGATGCAGGCAGAGCCACGGTACGCAGACGTAGCACCAACTGAAGCAATACCACAATCGAGGTTCTAATGAATCCAAAAGAGCGGGCGCAAAATTTAAGACGAGTCGTCAATGACGAGGCGTTTAAGGAATTGATGGCAGGGGTCAAAGAAGTACAAAATGCTGTATTTTTAGACAGTTCTGCTACCATTGAGGAAATCCAAAAGGCACACCATGTGATACAGGGCGTGGCTTGGATTGAGAGGTACATCGTTTCGGTGCTAGACGCTGAAAAGGTGTACGACAAAAAGCAAATGTAACGGAGACACTGTACCGTGGAAACGACAGAATCCAATACTGGGCCGATGGATATAGAGTCGGCGGTTGACCTAATGGTTCAGCCAGAAGAAACAACTGAAGAAGTCGAGGAAATCGCAGAGGCTGAGGAGGAGCAACCCACTAGGGACTCTTACGATGACGCGGATGACGATGATGAAGATGCTGAGGTTGAAAATGTCGATGAATCTGAAGTCGAGGAGACTGATGATGAAGACGATGAATACGAAGACGCAGAAGAAGACGATGAGTCTGTAGACCCTGACGAGCGGCTCCATACCGTAAAGGTAGACGGAGAGGAAATTCAGGTAACCGAATCAGAACTCAAGCGTAGTTACAGCGGACAAGCATTCATTCAGAAAGGGATGCAACAGGCGGCAGAGGTAAGGAAACAAGCCGAGGAAGCCTATTACGCCCTTATGCGCGAACGCGAAGGTGTTCAGCAATTGGTACAACAAGCGCAGTCAGGAATGAACCTGATTCCGCCTGTAGAGCCAGATAGCTCGCAATTTGACAGTGACCCGATTGGGTACATGGAAGCAAAAATCCATTACGACAATCAGGTCAAAGAGTACAACGCGAATGCGACGAAGTTTCAGGAAGTCATCAATCGACAGTCTGAGGCAGAACAAGTCGCACGAGCAGAGTACGCTAGGCAAGAGGCAGGCAAACTGGTTGAACTCATCCCTGAACTGGCTGACGCGGGTAAAGCAAGCAAGTTCAAGGAAAACTTGGTAAAGACGGCAACTGAGGCATACGGGTACACTCCAGAGGAGATCGCGGCCATCAGTTCACACAGGGACTTCTTAGTCTTGCGTGATGCCATGAAATATCGAGAGATGATGGCAGGCAAGGCAACGGTACAGAAGAAGGTGAACAAAGCACCTCCTATCAAGGCCGGAGCCAAGAAAGTGCGTACCAATGGTGATCAGGGTCGCAAGGCGCGTGAAAAACTGAAAAGGTCAGGTAGCATCGAAGATGCACTGGCATTGATCGTTCAAAACTAAACTTGAGGTAAATTACCATGGCACAGCCAACCAACACTTTTGACAGCTATGATGCTGTCGGTATCCGCGAAGACCTTTCCGATATCATCACTAACATCTCACCAGAAAGCACTCCGCTGTACTCTGCGTGCAAAAAAACTAAGGCAACCAATACCTTACATGAATGGCAAACGGACTCGTTACGTTCATCTGCCGCGAATGCCCATATCGAAGGGGACGCGACAACTGCTGAATCTCGCAGTGCGACAACTCGCCTGAACAACCGGACTCAAATATTCAAGAACGCAGTTACTGTTCCTGATACAGATGAAGGTCTCGACAAGGCAGGACGAGCAAAAGAAATTGGATACCAAACATTGAAGGTAGCCAAAGAGCAAAAATTGGACATTGAAAAGGCATTGTTCGATAACAACGCGAAAGTTGCGGGTAACTCTACAACTGCGCGTGAGCTTGCAGGTTTAGGTGCGTGGGTTGCCACAAACACTGACTTCGGTGCGAACGAAGGCGCTGATCCTACTGGTGACGGCTCTGACGCTCGTACTGACGAGACTACTACTTTGGTAGCATTCTCACAGGCTCGCTTTGACTCGGTGATGCAGTCAATCTGGACTGAAGGTGGACAGCCTAACTCTGTATACCTCTCACCATTCCAGATGAATAAGGCGCTAGCGTTTGATGGTAACAACAATCAGCGTTCGCAAATCTCAGCAGAAGCAGGCAAGGTCTCTAACTACATGGCGGTCTATTTGACTCCTTGGGGTGAAGTGACTTTCGTACCTTCTCGTGAGAACCGTTCGCGTGACGTTTACATCCTTCAGGATGACATGTGGGAAGTTGCAGTATTGCGTCCTACTAAGAACGTAGCGTTGGCAAAAACAGGCGATAACACAACTCGTCAGGTAACCACTGAATTGACACTGGTATGCCGCAACGAGGCCGCTTCAGGTGGTGTGTTCGACTGCACAGTTTCTTAATAGAAACGACTAAGGGAGGGGCTACGGCCCCTTCCTGCTTACTGGAGATGAACATGGCAAAATGTTTAGTGACATCAACTACGGTTCGCATTGCAGGCGTTAAGCATCGCCGTGGCGACATCGTTGAGGTAGCAAACCCTGATGAGTTTGGTACGCGCCTGATGGTTGTTCCTGAGCCAAAGGTTGAGGAAAAGCCAAAGCCAGTTCGCAAACCGCGAGCGAAAAAGGCGGAATGATATGCAGATTGGCGAGCAATGGTTTTTTGATGAGCAGGAACAGAAGTGGGTACAGAAAAAGACTCACGACTGGAATCCTGAGATGCGACTTGCAAAGCAAGTGCAAGAGACTAACGGCGGAGTAATTGGTGAAAGCAGACTTGTCGGCACTATTCCAATGGCACTCATTAACGAGTGGTGCAAGGAAGCAGGTGTCAGATTTGATGACAGCAAAGCCAAGCAAGAAGTCGTTAAGCGTAAAATACTTTCGGGCGAGTTCGACAAGTTTCGGGTCTGGAAGGGTAGATACTAAAATGGATAGGCGTACTGCGGCTTCAGCGCATCAACGTATTGATGACTTGGAAAAACAGTTAGTGAAGCATGAGGCCGTGAGTACAGAGCGGTGGACAGAGACAATTTTACGAATTAAGAGGATTGAGGCGATCATGATCGGGACAGCCGGTGCTACCATCATGCTCCTGATCACCCTACTAACTAAAACGATGTAGGTAGAGAGCCATGATTTTTGAAGCCATCGCGGCCATCAAGATAGCGAATGAGGCTATCGGGGCAATAAAGGAATTTGCGGGGCATGTTGAGTCTGTCGGAGCTATGGGCAAGGATCTGACCAAGCTCGCAGACGCGCAGGAAGAATTAGAGAAGGCGGCCAAAGACGGTGACATGGAGGCCTTTTGGGCCTTAGAGGACATTAAACGGCACAACGAAGAGGTCAAGCGTCAATTTATCTATGCCGGGCGGCCCGGACTTTGGGACGACTACTGTACTTTTATTCGCAACCGTAAGCAGATGCGGGAGAACGAGAAGAAGCGCATTGAAGCTAAGAAATTGGCTCGCAGAAAAGCCATTAAGAATGGACTGCTTATTACTGGTGTTGTGGTTGGTGTGCTCACTGCCGTGGGTGCCATCGGTTTTATGGTTTATTGGATGGTTAGTGTCAAGGGGCGGTAACTGATGGCTATTGAATATCGAGGCGAACGCTTCAGCGGGTATAACAAGCCAAAGCGGACACCAAGTCATCCGCGCAAGTCGCATGCTGTTCTGGCAAAAGAAGGCGACACAATCAAACTCATTCGTTTCGGTCAGCAGGGAGTCAGCGGTGCAGGCAAGAACCCGAAGAGCGAAAAGGACAAGGCGCGGCGCAAGTCCTATTACGCCCGCCACAACGCGCAGGGAAAGCCCACAAGCAAACTCTCTGCAAAATACTGGTCACATAAGGTTAAATGGTGAAGACGATGGCAATGTACAAAGACGCAGGCAAGAAGATGATGAAGGGAAAGGGTAGCAAGGAGTTCACTCCATGTAGCCGTTGCCCTAGCCCTAGCTCATGCATGAAAGCAGGCAAGTGCTTGGCGCAGGCTCTGTCATGAGCGCGGGCCTTTACGCGAACATTCACGCGAAGCGTAAGCGTATAAAGGAAGGCTCGAAAGAAAAGATGAGGAAGCCGGGGGCCAAGGGTGCGCCTACGGCTAAGGCATTCAAGGCGGCGGCCAAGACGGCCAAGAAGCCCAAGAAAAGGACGGCGAAGGCATGACGAAAGAACTACTGGAGAAGTACGATGCGAACGGCAACGGCGTTATCGATTCGGATGAGCTTGCTCTTATTGAACTTGAGGATCGCCGCCGTAAGATGGAGGATGCTGACGCTCAAAGAGATTCGATCAGGAAAATGGCGTGGTTCGCGCTGTTTGGCCTACTGCTGTATCCCATTGGCATTCTTATATGTGATCTTTTCGGACTTGCTACGGCGGCGGGCCTGATCGCAGATATCGCCCCAACTTACTTTGCATCGATAGCAGTCCTTGTGTCTGCGTTCTTTGGTGCAAGCGCAATCACGTCGAAGAAGGCCGAGTGATGAAGACCTGTCTCTACAGCTACACACGAGGGCTGTATCAGACAGAGTGCGGATGCAAGACTGTTGCTAGGCCCGCAAGGCGATGCGACAGGTGTGGAAGGAAACCAGAGGAGGTGGCCTATGCCGCTGACCAAGAAGGGCAAGAAGATAAAAAAACAGATGACCGCGTCATACGGAAAAAAGCGCGGTGAATCGGTTTTCTATGCGATGGAAAATTCTGGCAAGCTCAAGGGTGTAGCTAAGAAGAAAAGGGTGAAGAAAAATGCTTAATCTTTTACTTGGCCCTGCAATGGAACTGGGCAAGGAGTTCATCAAGGGCAAGGCGGACGAGAAGAAAGCCATTCAAGAGCGCAAAATTAACGCGATCCAGAATGACGCGGACTGGGAAGCCAAGATGGCTGACGCTACGAAAGACTCGTGGAAGGACGAATTCTTCTCGATCATCCTAGCGATGCCACTGATCGCTGTTGCCTACAGCGTAGCGATGGACAACCCTGAAGTGATCGAGCGATTAGATATGGCGTTCGACACACTGAACACTCTTCCCGAATGGTATCAGTACCTGCTCTTCATTGCGGTCACAAGTTCATTTGGCGTGAAGGGTGCGGACAAGATCATGAAAATGCGAGGTAAAAAATGAACATTGAACAACTGAGAAACGAATTAGAGATCGACGAGGGCGTGAAGTACGAGATTTATCTTGATCATCTGGGCCTGCCAACATGCGGTATCGGCCACTTGATTGTCGAGGGCGACGAGGAGTACGGCCAAGAAGTAGGCACACCCGTCTCAGAGGAGCGCGTAGCGGAGCTTTTCGAGCAGGACGTACAAGTCACAATAGATGAGTGCGAACGTCTCTACAGCGACTTCTCAGAGCTTCCAGACGAGGTGCAATTGATCATCGCAAACATGATGTTCAACATGGGGTTCCCACGTTTGAGCCAGTTTAAGGGCATGAGACGCGGTGTGGATGCACGAGACTGGAACTCTGCCGCAGACGAGATGGTGGACAGCAAGTGGTATCGTCAGGTCACGAATCGGGCGCAACGTCTGGTTGACCGTATGCGAGCCGTGTAACAAAAACTGTTGCACCTAGAAACATAATCTGTTGTAATCCTCCTGTTGTTTATCAATAGGAGATTGCAATGAAAAATCAAACAACGCTTATGGCCCGCGTCTGGGCTGACCTTTCGGCTATCAACGTCAACGAGCATGTGCAAAAGAAGGGCAACCTGTCCTATCTGTCATGGAGTTGGGCGTGGTCTACGCTGATGTCCAAGTATCCTGAAAGCTACTACGTCTTCCAAGACAACCGTACGGAAAACGGTACGGTCATGGTTGAGTGCGTCCTGACCATTCACGAGGGTGAAGAGGTGGCGACTCGCACAATGTGGTTGCCGGTCATGGATCATCGCAACAAGGCGATTGTTGACCCTGACACTCGTGCGATCTCAGACACTCGCATGCGCTGTCTTGTGAAGTGCTTGGCTATGTTTGGCCTTGGCTTTTACATCTACGCAGGTGAGGACATTCCGTCTGCCGAGAAGGAGGCTCTGGATCAGCCTATCGATCAGGCGCAAGCACAACGCCTCAACGAGATGCTTGATTACTCAGGCTCTGACGTAGCCAAGTTCCTGTCGTTCTACAAGATTGCATCTGTTTCCGAGTTGCCTAAGTCGCACCACGAACAGGCGTACAACATGCTCGCCAAGAAGATCGCGGACATGGAGGCCTCAGAGGCGCAGGATCATCAAGAACTAGCGGATGCGGATATCTGATGGGCAAGGGGAGCAAGCCCCGTCCAATACCGGACAGGGCTAAGTTTGAGAGTAACTGGGACAACATCTTCAAGAAGGGCGAGAAAGATGAGAGAGATAAAGCACGAACAAGGAACACCGGAGTGGCTGAAAAGCCGCCTCGGATGCCCTAGTGGTTCAGGGTTCGACAAGCTCATTACTGCGACAGGCAAACCGTCTACGCAGGCAGAGAGCTACATCAACCAATTAATCGCAGAGATAATCACGGGCGAAACAACTTATGTTCATGTCAACGATGCAATGCAACGCGGAACCGAGCTAGAGCCTATCGCGCGGGAGTTCTACGAATTAGCATCAGGAAACAGTGTAAACGAAACTGGTTTCTGCAAGCATGATACTCTAGAGTGTGGCGTGTCACCGGATGGTTTGATAGAAGGCGGTGAAGGCGGATTGGAAATCAAATGCCCCACACCGTCATGGCATGTGTCCTACCTACGGGCAGGCAAGTTGCCAACCAAATACAAACAGCAAGTGATGGGCTGTATGTGGATCACTGAAAGGCAGTGGTGGGACTTTGTGTCGTACCACGAGTCGATGCCTGCATTGATCGTCAGAGTCGAGCGAGACGATGACTACATCGCACTACTGGCCGATGAGGTTTCAAAGGCTGTAGACACAATTCAATCTGAAGTAAATCGATTAAGGAAAATGTAATGCAATACGACAACACAAACCGAGGCGCACTGTGGAAGAACACCGAGATGCGTCCAGACAAGCGTGACCCTCACTTCCAAGGCACGATCAATATCGACGGCAAGGAATATCAGCTATCGGCGTGGAAGCCTGACCCTGACAAGGTTGGCCCTAAGACTCCGGTGCTTTCGATATCGGTGCGTGAGAAGGCTCCTGCACAGCCTCAGAATGTCGAGCAGGCGGCCCCACAAGCAACGGCTCAAGATATCAATGACGAGATACCTTGGTAGAAAAAAAGACCCGTCATTACGGCGGGTCAAAGGGGGTTATTGAGGGAGCATCTCTACTTGATGCCCCTTCATCTTATCATTAGGAGCGCAGAACGATGCAAATTAACGCAGGGCAATGTATTAAACGCGCCCAATCACTAAAAGGAATATCGGTTCAGCAGATGGCGGATGACTACGGCATACACCGTCAGCAGGTCACGAGATGGCGAGCGCAAAACGACATGCATCTGGGTAAGTTGTTGAATTTTGCCGAATACTTTGAGATGAATTTTTTTGAATTTTTGAAATTAGGGGAGCAAACCAATGGCTAGCAAAAAGCGTTGGACTAACATGGAACTACTGACACTTGGTGACCTGTACCGGGACGGCCTGACTTACAACCAGATCGCTTGCAAGATGGGGCGCACAAAGCAGGGGGTTGCGAATGCTTTGCACAATTATCGCGATGTGATCAACGTGGAGTATCGGCACAACGCTGACCAGTACGAAACCAGAATGCCTGACCCAAGCCCAAGGCCAGAAATCAAGAAGCCATGGTGGAAGTTCTGGGCATGAGTGACTCACTCAAGCAGACGGTAACGTCAGAGCAGGCCGCACAGCAAGCGTACCGTGACATCGTGCAAATGATGGAAGGGCATGGCTACTGTGTGGTCACCATCAGGGCGGGTGGCCGGTCATTAGAGCAAAACGCGCTGTACTGGATTTGGATGCAAGAGATCGCGGACGCTGTGAATAAGCGGAACCATAGCGACTACAACAGGGAAGAGATACACACCAAGTTCAAGCACATGTTCTTGGGCTACGGCGAGCCTCGCAAGATCGGGAGTACCACGATACAGCCACAGCTACGCAGTACCGGCAAGTTGACCAAGGGCGAGATGTTCTACTACATGCAACAGGTAGAGCACTGGGCTATCGACTGTGGGCTTGCTCTCAGTCACCCAGAAGACAACGAGTACTACCGCACAAAGAGGAAGCATGAAAGCGGCGAACAGACGTTGTAAGCAGTGCCGCAAGAAGGTTCCGGCTGACTCCGCATTTGTGAGTCAGTTGCGGGCCTTCTGCTCTTTTGATTGTCTGCAAGGATTCACGCAGTCAGAGAGGGGTAGAAAAACCATTGAAAAATCCTACCGCGCAGAAACCAAAGATCGCAAAGAAAAGCTCAAGACCAAGTCCGATTACCTCAAGGAGGCGCAGGTGGCGTTCAACGCCTATGTCAGGGCCAGAGACAAGGACGAGGCATGTATCTCGTGCGACAACTACGTTCTCGACGATCAAATCGGCGGAGGTTGGGACGCAGGACATTACCGATCAACTGGTTCGTCACCACACCTCAGATTTCACCTACACAACTGCCACAAGCAATGCGTCAAATGCAACCGCTACCTCTCAGGCAACGTGACCGAGTACCGCAAGGGGCTGATCAGAAAGATCGGCATCGAAAATGTTGAGGCGCTAGAGGCCATGAACGAGGTGCAAAGCCAGAGGTTCAGCGTTGAGTATTTGAAGCGCATCAAAAGAATATTTACCAAGAAGAAACAAAAAGTGTTGCAATCAGGTCAGTAAAGTCGTACCTTACACATGTCGGCTAATTAAATTGAAATGGAGATACGACATGAAAATCAAGCAAGCACATAACGAAATCGCAGTTTACTTCTCAAACAAACTTCAGCAGTGGATCATTGAGACAAACGAGTCTTTGGAATCAGTATCCACTCACAAGCAGGCTCAGGTCATCGCTCGCCAATCATTGTGGGCAATGAACAAAGATCGGGACAGAAAGTCTTACACTGGTCAAATCTATTACGCTCGCAAGTCAGACGGCCTTGTGACTCTTAACGAGTACATCGGGTTCGACAACAAGGGATGGTCAACCATCAAATCTGAGCGAATGAATTTAAGATAATCGACAAAGGGGCTACGGCCCCTTTTTTAATTCCTGAAGAAAAATCAAATGCAATTAACTTCAGCGCGACTTTTAAAGTAGCGTTGCGACTTTTCAGGTAGCGTCATAACGCTATGGCACATCGTGCCATCTGTAACACTCAGCGTTACGGCTGTAACATTCAATGTTACGGACAAATAAATATTTTATTGTCAGCAACAAAAAGTGTTGCATTCCTCCTCCATTGTAGTATCCTATCTGTGTCGGGTAATTAAATTGAAATTGGAGAAAACGACATGACTAACGAAACTTACAAAAAAATCATTGCTGAACTCGAAGTTGCTTTTGCCGAGCTTGACGCTCAGTACGTTGAAGGCATGAAGAAGAAGTACGAAGACGCACTCCACAAGGTTCGTGAGGTTGAGCATTCTGACCTACGCAAAAAATTCGTTGATCATCATGGTCGCATCGATTATCAAGCTCGGTATGCTTACGTTGGCGGCAAGACTCTTTACATGGCTGTCTGGGGACGTTCAATCGAAGACGCAATCGAAGTTGGCCGCAAGGACGCAGAGTCAGTGATCAAGTCTCGCAACGTCAAGATCGCTAAGAAGTTGGTAGCGGCTGACATCACTGAAGTAACTGATTATCAGTTTGCTCGCACAGCAGACGGCTTCCACGGCGTGTTTGCAGTTGAAACTTCACGCGGAACCAAGGTTGTTCGCATCGAGACAATCCTTGCAGGCGGATACAACATCCAATGCTTGCACTACCGCACACTGGTCAAAATCAAGTAAGGAGAGGGCGAAAGCCCTCCCTCTGGGGGTAGATATGATAGATCGAGATTCACACGTTGTCCGTGCGTTCTACAACGGACTAAATCCTGACGGATCGCCGTTCACGTCTGAGATCACAATCGTCAATGGCGAACTTAAGCTAATCGATTACTTGGACGCAAACGAATATGCAGACCAAGGCCTAGACCGAATTATGGATATCGCTTATGGTCACGAAGAGGTTAATGACAAAGACTACGATAAGTTTATGAGTTGGGTTGACCCATACCATAAAAAAACATACGTCGATGAATCAGACTACTGAAGGGGATACTAGCATGAGCCAATACACAGACATTTTGTCGCACATGAAGCGTTACGGATCGATTGATCCAATGACCGCACTGAGCCAGTACGGGTGCTACCGATTGGCCGCTCGCATCAAGGAGATGCGTGACAGGGGCAATGAAATCATCACAGTGATGATCCAAGTCGGCCCACACAAGGAGCACGCTGAATATCGGTGGCGTGGCGAAAATAGTTGACTTAGGCAAATTCAAGGGAGTAAAGTAAAAATACAGTGCCGGACGGGAGCTACCAACTCCCTAGCAGACCGGACTGAAGCGACAGGAAAGAAGTACCCGTGACCGCATTCCGGCACCAGTACCTATTGTGACCAGATTCATGGTTTCAGTCAATCTTTCCTTCTTCAGTCCTACCGTCCGTCAAAACACTCTCAGTGTGGTGTAGCACGCAAAAGCACGATTGCAACCCAACCTTTGAGGACGGGGACAAACAGCGTTAGAGGTGATCCGCCTACGGGCAGGGACGGTTGAGCTACCGAGTCGAGATACCCACGACTAAAAGCACTGCTGATTACT